GGAGTCAGGATGATCAGCTCCAAATATTTGAAGCGTAGATCCGTTAAACAATTCTATTTTTAATTCTGTTTCGTTTTTTGTACCACCTAAATACATTAATGGCTTTGTATAAATTTTTAAATATTCCCATGCAATAGATTTACCTTGTCTGTAGGTTGGTGCTATGAATGCACACTTACGCATAGGTTTTGCGACTGCTGTTTTAATTAATTGATTAATAGATAAAACAGACTTACCAAATCGTCTATGACATACCAGTACATTAAATCTTTTTAAATTATTATGTACTTCTCTTTGTAATGGACGAGGCGTGTAAGGTATTACTATAGACTTACTTTTCGTCTCCCCATTTGATGTTGATTTTGATTGGGCCATCAGATCCAAGTTTTGTCGTAGTCGTAGCTAGTTTTGCATGAACGTAAGGTGCAGCTTTCTCTGCTGCCATCATCTTTCTTTCAGGAGATGACATTGGGTTATTTAATATTGATAACATATAATCTAAAGGGGAATGGTTATACTTGACTGCTAAATCATCAAGCATTTTCCATTTCTTTGCACAAGTAGATCCTTTGGGTCTACCTGCACCCTCTCTTTTACCACCACGTTCTGCCATAATTATTTAAAATAAGTTCTTATATCAGGTTGCGATACAATTTGATTTCGTAGATCTCTACCTTCTCCTGGTTTTGGAGCTTTTTTGTATCTTCTTTTTTTAGCACCTGCTAAATACAATCCTCCAGCACCAATAGCTGCAAGTCCACCGAACTTAATACCTTTTTTTACAAAACTTCTAGCTCTTGATAGCATTGCTTTTGGTTTTGAGTATTTAACAAGTGCTTTTTTCATTATTTTTTACCTTTTTTTGCTTTTTTCTTCTTCATTTTAGCTTTGATTATCTTTTTTTGCAAAGCCATTGGAAGTTTACTTTGTTTTCCTATTAACATTAGTACCCTTTCATTTTTTTCATCTTCTTACCAGACTTTTTTGCATAAGCTTTAGCAGCTTTTTTACCTTTTTTGGTATATGCAAACTTTTTCTTTCCTACCATTGGCATATTTATTCTCCTTTATAGTTTTTAATGATACGTTTTATACAATCAATACACTTTTGTATGTATTTTTTCAATAGTTTCATCGTAATAACCCCTGCATTCTGACATCTCGTTGCGTGGCAGCACGAGGTGCCATTGGTTGTCCTCTACCCATCTGCATTAGCTGTGGGTTTTTTGACATTTGATCATTCAGTAAGCCACGTTGCCTCTCGACTTCAGGTAATAACTTAGCTTTTATGATATTCTGAAGTTGTTGAGCCTCATCTTGCGATAAGTTCATAAGGTCGTCTGCTAGTTTTTCTAGTCTATTCGCCATTATTAGCGTCCTTGTCCTTTATATCGTTTACGTTTAGGTATACGCTTAGAATAACTCTTAGCATGTCTACCTGGTCTTTTACGTGGCTTTTCACGTTCCCACGTTATTTTACCTATATCGGCCTTTTTCTTTTTGGCCATTAGTCATCTAGTATGTCTTTTATGAAAGACGTAGCTAGAACTCCACTCGTTACTTTTCTACGAGTTGATGTGCCTAGTGTTGATGCATAGGCAGTCCTATAGCCTTTACTGATTTTGTCAGTAGCACCTGCTGCCATAGTTGAAGCTTTACCTGCTGGTATCTTCTTCATGACTTTGTCAGCTGTAGGCTTTATCATTTTTTTGATTTTGCTCGGCCTTAAGCTTTTTGCTATGCCATAGCCAAATCTTGCTAATGATGCGTACATATTGTTTTCTCCTATTGTTGTTTATAATGATTCTAAACTAAAACCCCCCATTGGGTCTAGCTGTAACAAACCCCCCTATATTTATTCTCACGCATTACTACGTATTGCTTGGGGTAGATCTAAAACCCTCTGTTTGAAACTCTAAGATTTATATTACATTCGTCTACGAGTTGCGTTCACTTGTGAACGAACTCTTCGACTTGGGTTTGTTTATGGATAAAGATCCGACAGTTACACTACTCTGAACTAAAAATCATTGATAGTTTGATTGTCGGATTTGATTAATACTATTATCAACACTAACAAATGAGGGAATCTGATATGAATAAGCTACATGGAAAGAGGCTAAATCAGCTAGTTTATGACTACAAGATAAGCCATCTAGATATAATACCTACACCAAAGAGACTATCGTTAGATAGAATATTTGCTAGGTATATACGTAGATATAACACCTATGCAAAGAAAGGAGTTAAGTAATATGGATATACTAATAGGTATAGTTCTAGTTCTGTTAGCGTGTAAGTTGTTAATCGAACTGGTCGGATTTTTTGTCGGTATGAAACTGATAAAAAACATCACAAAAGATTGGAAGAATGACTGATGAGGTTATATATTCTATTTGTGATTGTAATGATAATAATAATACTAACATAAGGAGATGTATATGAATATGGTAATGACAGCAGTAGGTTTGTTATTAGTTGTATTATCTGTCGAGATGCATCCTGATTACTGGCCTATGGAATTAGGTATGTTAATTGGGATCATTGGGATAGTACTTGTGTATATCCCACTAATCAACGAACGAAAGGAATGTGATGACTGTAAAGACAGATATTACTAAAGCACCTAAGTTGTACAGAAATGGTAAGACATATGCACAGAATGTTGCAGATGGTACATTTCAACCAATCGGTGCGTTGAAGTTTCAGACAGAGATGAAGTCTGAGATAGCAGATCTGAAAGAGATGTTATCAAATATCGCTGAAAAGTTGGCGAAATAAATATGTTGGTCGCCCCCCACTTCAATGTGGGGACGCCCACAATATGAGATGAGTTAGATATAATGGTCTAATGTATTATAACAAAAGCATAGCTTAAATTTATAAACATAGTTATATCCTACTCCTCTCATTTAGAAAGGAATTTATGAGTGATAATGTAGAAACTAAATACAGATGTATTATGGATATAGCAAAAACTTTAAGTATGGAAGAAATACAAGTACTTGAAAAGATGCTGCTAGAATTATGGTTTAATAAATTAGAATCAAAGAAACTTGAGAATAATATATCTTATGAAGATAAAAAAAGAGAGTATATCAAAGATATAAAAAAATTAGATAAATTAACTCAAGAGATGAAAAAATTATGATGCACCATAGTAGAGTGATATTCAAGAACAGACTCAGAGGTAGAAAGATCTCTCTAAAGAAAGGACTTGAAATCATATATCAATTACCCTTCACAGGATTTATCAGATCAGATAAGTTTTGGTGGTGGCGTAATTACATAGATTGGATCAAGTACTTACCAATAGAGTATCCAAGCAAGGGTATGCTAATGGTCGTGAGATTAAATCTTGATAGTAAAGATCCAAATACTATTAGAGTGGTAACCACCGGTGGCATTGATAAACGAAAGCCACAGGTGCTTAAGAAACTATTTAGAAAGGAGCTATGATGAACTATAGAAACAACATTGCAAACTATCTGTTTATATTTCGTAGATGGAATTATCTAACACAATCTGATTGTGGAGATATGATCGGCCATACATTTCAACAATGGCAGAAATACGAATCAGGTAGAAATGAAATGAAAGCATCTAAGTTATTAGAGTGTGCAGCTGAGTTCAAAAGCAAAGGTAAGATATTTGATCTACATGCTGTAATAAATTTGTCTCCAGCACAATATCTAGAAAAGCTGGGAACAGAACACAATTATCCACCTTTGTATCATATAATTAGAAAGAAGTTATCACTTGATAATGCTAGTGTATCAAGTTCTAACGAAGGGATAAAATGAATGCTATCATAAATATGTTAAAGTTTGTAGGTTTTACACTGGGATCTGTCCTAGTTCGTAAAGGCTATAACTGGTTAGTTGAAGATGTAGATCCCAAACCAGGAACCAAAGAGTTCGCAAGGGAACTACGTGATACAGAAATAAAATACAAACGATTGAGGAGGAAATATGAATCGTATATCAAAAGCAACAAGTACATTGCTAAAGATTCTGACCATACCAGCTAGAGTAACAGTTGGTATTATCAGAGCTGTTCAGAAAGAAATGCCTGAACAAATAGAGTTTCCTTATGAACTAAGGAAAAAACAAGAAAAGGAGTCATATGACAGAGAAAGTTAAAAAGACACAGAAAGAAAGAGTGTCTGAGAAGTATGGTGCTATGGTATCGTACTACGCAGAACTTCTTGGATTGTGTCATAAAGCTGTAGCAAAGAATGATGTGCTAAGTAAGCTAGATCCTATGGGTCAGAAAACTTCAGCGACTACATTATTCATCAGATCTTGTGCAAGAATGGACAAGAGTGATGATGCTACAAGTGCAGCTCAAAAACTTATGAATATAGGTGATGAAGCTGCTAGTCAAAAGATTGCATAACATCGTTAGATCACTGTGCAATGACCCCATGTGTTTGAAATCTTTTTTCCCTCGTTCGCATGGGGTTTACAAACAGAAAGGAAACAATGAAACCAATACGTAAAGATGAACAAGTATACTTAAAAGAGTACATCAATAGAAAGTTTGATCGTCATAGGTCACACTTGGAGTCTGAAAGACAAATTGATGTAGACAATTCTGTAGAAAGGAATCTATCAAAGTTTAAAAAGACATTGAACTTGAATGATATGATTAAAACAGTAACTAAATTATCATCAGATTATATTGATTTTGTAGATAACTATGAATCACGTAAGTTAGATAAAAAAAGACGTTTAATTGAAGCTGGTGAGAAACTACAAAAAAAACTGAGTAAGTGGCAATCTATTAGAAGATGGGAGAAAACTCCTGATTTTGTAGGAAGATTGACAGGTGATGATAATCCAATAGATATAACTGATATAGATAAATTTCTTACATCAGTATGCGAAGAAGAAACTGTGAAAGCATACGATAGAAGTAAGAAAGGTCAAGCTATCAGAAAACTAGATGCACAAAGAGAAGAAGCAGAAAATGCATTATACTCTGGTGGATCTATTCAAGCTGTGAGACAATACATTAATAGTGTATTCACTCAAGCAGGAATTGCTGATAACGTTGCAAAGAATTTGTTGATGTTATCTCAAAAATAATTACTACTACAAGAACAACCAAGTTATAGGACAAAGCTTTGCTCACTGTCATAACTGTAACGTAAGGGAGTAGCTACAGTAGTAATCGGTATCCCCCCACACTTACGTGGGGGTTACCTCAACAGAAAGGAACTTATGAAAAACGAAAACAACAATATAGTTTATTGTGTTGTACAAATCGATTGGACTTGGACAACTAATGAACCAAGACCGAGTATAATTGCAACTTATGGCAATCGTGAAGATGCTATACAGAAGCAAGATCTTATGAAAAAGATAGCGACTATTGATCAAAGCAAGATGCAGTTCAAAGTAATATCTATAACTTACGAGGAGAAAGATGCATCCAAGAAAGCAGATTAAGATACTAAATGATGCTACTAAAAGAGCTTTGAAAGATGTAGATAAACAGCGTGGAGAAGCTCCACCTGACTACATCGCAGAGTTCTTTAAGTGGTGTAAGTTAGTAAAGAAATATATCAAGGAGGCATTGAACTAATGCCATTTACACCTGATCCAAAAAAAGAAATAAATATCAAAGCAATAGAAAAGCTATTGAATGATAATAATTTAACATACGATATAACTTTGGTTACTGATCATTCGATATTAGTAAATATTGAAGTCATGCCTAAAGATTATGTAGAAGCAGAGGAGATAGAATGAAAAAACATAAACATGAAAATGTAGAAAGAGAAGAGCTACATGTATATATGTTCCAAAACATCAAGCATAATATTAGTTTGTTTGTTGATGCAAAGAGTGGGAACCATGCATGTGAGTTATTTGATAAATGTGATTTTCCAAACAGAACAGATTGGAAGATCTTTGTAGAACTAGGGAGTCAACCAACATGAAACGAAAAACAGTATGGAATGTAATAATATGGAAAGCAAATGGTGATGAAAACATTAGAGTATTTGTACAAAGACCTGACTTTGCAAATATTTATCCATTAATTGATACTGATATGATAGAATTTGCAAGAGGATATCATGAAGATCAAGGTGGTTATTTTGACATGCATTGTGATGAAGAAGCAAAGCTCAAAAATAAACCAGTTAATGAAAGAGCTACTAAAGCTTGGTATGCTTGGCAAAAGAAAACTGGACATATGTCCTTACCAGGTGATACTATCAATGGCGATGTAGCCATATTAAAAGAAGTAAAGGAACCTAATGAGGAGGTACAAGGTGTCATTAAAGTTGCCTAAAACTAAAATAGTTAAAGAAGCAGAACAACAAGTGGCTAATTTAAAGACTTCTATCGACTTGATGTCGAATATCATTGAATTAGCTGCTGTATCTGATAAACATGCATTACAGTTACAACAATGGATAAAAGAATATTCTTTAGACATTGAGTTACTTGATGCACAAATAACGGAGGTTGCAACACATGATTGATAAAAATGCTGCGATGAAAGCTGATTATCTTAGAGTGTTAGCTGAAAATAAAAAGCTAAAACAAGAGAATGCTAATCTTCAAAAGGAGATCCATGTGATGAAATCTATTATCCCAAAGGATGAGATGGAGTCATGGCCAACTGGGTTAGGAGATAAAAAGGATGAGTGATGAATATACAATAGGTTCTGATCGTGTAGTTCGTTTGGAAAAACGAGGTAGAGGATTCAGAAGATTAATCACAGCGATAAATGATTTACCATTATATGGTATCATACACGCTACACATCCTAGTTTGGTAAATGAACTAGAGCTGCTTAAAGATAAATTGAAAACTCTTATTGCAGAAAACAATAAGTCTTTATCAGAATATTATTTACCAAGAGAAGAATCGATAAACTCAGATCCTTTGAAGGATAACATAATTAATCAGTACACACAGAAAGGTACTTAAATCCAATTTTTTGGAATACAGAGTACTTCACCGAACTCGATTATATTATCATTTTCGTCTTTAGAGTAAGTACCGAAAGTGGTAATATAGTCGTCTGTTTCTTTATAAATCCAACCTTTAGTTTTAGACACAGCAGGTCTAAACTTTTCCATTTGTTCTTTAGATAACCAACCAGTTTCAGATTGAGCATCAAGCCATGTTATATGATCTCTAATGGGTCTATACGGAAACTCTTTAGAAAGTTTCTTTTTTTTAGTGTATCGTCTCGCTGCCATGATCTAGATAATTTAAGTGAGTGTATTCATCATATTCTTTTGATGGTACAGATAGACCATGCTCTTCCAATAATAATTGAAGATGTGTAGATGTTATAATAGCAAGAGACATAGACTGAGCTACATCTTTTGGTAAACAAGGATCTTGTGCCATAAGAAATTCAGTTACTTTCTTAGCACTCACTTTCTCTATAAAGTGCTGAGAGTAAGGGTCTTTCTTCTTACGTTGTTTTGGTACAAATTTGTATATTATTGCCATAATGAACATACCTCTAGCGAGGATAAATTAAGCTAATATTTGACCTGCATTAAGAAGTCAATATGGGATTTGCATATTGGTAAAAGTTTGTCATAGATCTCTTTTTGGACATATTCTATGTTATTTTTATCGTTTTTATCCCATAAAATGTAGAATTTACTAGCATAATCCATAGGATCTATACCTAATTTTTGCCAAAATTTACGTTCACCAGTCATATGTAATTGATGATGATGTGCGTAGCATAAAGGTATAGTCCAGCAATCACTAACTTTTTGTGATATGCCACGTTTCTCAGCTATAGTTATATGATGTGCCTGGCATTCGTGATACATACAAAGTAGACATTGCTGACTAGCTATCCATTGTAAGTATTTTTTTGACTTCCAATTTTTTTTTGACACCCTGACCTTTTATAGTATTTCTTACTTTTACGTAACCAAAATATATGGCCAGACTGCGTAATGCATCGTGGACTAAATTACTGGCTTTACGTTCAGTAAGATTCATACATTTACTGATTTCAGTTATAGAGTAATTTTGGTAACAAAAGTACTTTAGAATGATTATAAACTGTGGCAGCAGCTCTTCTGATATTTTAGCCAGTATACTGAAAGCTCCAATCTTGGAGTCCATTATACCTTCAGATCCATAGTCTAGTTTAGGTTCATAGCTAGAAGCTCTACCACCTAGCTGTGATATTTCACATAATCGTCTATATCTAGATCCAGCTACAAATTCAGATTCTGTGATTAGCTGCCTATGAAACATATAATCAAGTCTAGATTCTCTTACATTTTTCATGACTGTTTTCTTATCAAATTGCTTTGCAACTAGCTCTAGTTTATCCATACTTCCTTATATAAGATTGAATGGATTTATCAACAAGCGATTTGAATAGATCATCTTTATTGTATTTACCTAGTAATCTATCCACACGATTACTAGATCTACAATTATGATAAAACAAGATTTTACTTTTACACCCATACCTTTTGGTAGGTTGTAAAAGGTAAGACATTATAATTGAGAGATTATATACAAAATAATCTTTCTCAGTTTTAATTGTTTGTTTACCTTGCAATATTTTGATAGAAGTATTGTACTTACTATTTAAAAAGTTATGAACGTTAATCAACATAAAGGATTTAAAATGCTTAAAAAAGAATATTGTCATAGTCCTAGTTCAGCTAATGCATTCATAGATTCTCCAGCATACTGGATTATTACGAAATTATATGATTTCGAAGGCCCTGTAAATGCTAGAATGTCTATGGGTACAGCAGCAGAACATGCAGCTAACGAAGCTATGAGTAATCTTGACATGGATGAAAGCCAAGTACAGAAGGTTACTGAAGCTAAGTTTGATGAAGAAACTAAAAATGAGTTCAAAGATGCACCTGAACGTGAGTGGGCAGTAGATATAGCTATGAGATTTGCACAAAATCTTACAGAGTTTGGCCCTTTAGTATCTTATCAAAAAGAAACTATTACCAAACATGATAGTTTAAAATACCCAATTAAGACTTTAACAGACTTTGAGTTTGAAGATTTTATTGTAGATACTAAAGCTACTGCATATTTGAAAAGACTCAAGAAAGGTACACTAGATCCTAATTGGTATCCGAAAGCAGCTGATGTAAGACAACAGTTATTGTATCAGCATGTACGCAACAAACCTACGATGTTGCTATATGCTTCTCGGTCAGATCATGAAGCAATAGATATGGTAGATCGTGATGAACATATGCTCAAAGAGCTTATTCATGCTATGCAGACCATAGAACATATTACTTCTATAGCTAAAACCAAAGAGGATATAATCAGAATGTTTCCATTGAATATGGATAACTTCAGGTGGGGTAAAGAACCTGACTCCCCATACAAGGAGTTTGCCAAGAAGTTGTGGACTAAAGCATTCGATTATACTATATAAGGTATATGCAACAAATCGGTAAATTAATAAAACACATGAACAGAAAGAGGAAGAACATGACTCAAACAGAGACATATCAAGCAACTGTCAAGGGTGTAAAGGACATCCATGACGATGAGAATCCAGTTAAATACTGGCTATCCGTAGAACTAGAGAATGGTATGGATAGAAGATTGTATGTAGATCAAAATTGTAGACACATACAGAAAGGTCAAAAGGTTACTGTAACTGGTTATCCAATCAAGAAACCAGGCAGCAACAATCAAACTTGTGTAAAGATTGAAACAGATGGTGAAGCTCCACCTTCAGCTGTGGTTAATGCTACTGCTAGATCTAATGGTGCTAAATCTGTATCAAACACAATGGATGTTTGGAAAGAAAAATATCGTTTGACTATGAGCAATCTATTAGCTGCTGCTATACAATCAGGTAACTTAACTAATGTAACAGCTTCAAGCAGTGAATCGTTGGATAAGGTAACCTATGATGACATAGATAAATTCGTTCGTAAAATACTTGATGCTAAATATGATGGTGATGAGGCCCCATTCTAATGGAAATCGTAGCTATCATAATGCATCTAGTAAATGGATCTGTAGTTGAGGCATCTGTCTCAGCTACTGTTCCCAAGATGTTATGCACTGAGGTAGTGAAACAACATGTTGTTTTAGATGTAGATAAAAGCAAAATGCTATACAAAGGTGAACCAGTACTTATGTATTATTGTAAAACTAAGAAAGGAAACTTAACATCATGATTACACAAGAACGACTAGAGAAAGCTTTAACATTTTTAGCAGATACTGATGAGCAACATGCCAAAGTAACTGCTGGTGTAGATTATATCAAAGATCTAGCTAAGTCTCTTAAAGGTAGGTTTATTCTTAATTGTGAAGATCAAAAATCTGTAGCAATGAAAGAACATGCTTGGTACGCTTCTGACCATTACAAAAAGCACATAGAAGAAAAACGTGCTTTAGTAGAAGAAGCAACTAAGCTAGAGAATAACAGAGCTAAAGAGAACTTAGTTATTGATGTTTGGCGTACACTAGAAGCTTCAAGAAGAAACGCAAAAGTATGAAATATTTAGTCAAAGTGTGGGCGTGGAAACCTCTTAATGCAGAGGTAATCATTCATGCCCATACTGAACAAGAAGCATTAGAGAAAATAAAAAATTTAAAAGAAGGTGAAATAGAGTGGAGCAGTAATCCTCTCAAGGGAGATAGAGTAACTTATGAAGTCTTTTCTAAATCTGACAAAGACACAGACTAGCCAGTATGACAAATCTCCTGAAGAAAGACTTTTTATGTGTGTCATCACACAAGCATTTCAAGATGCTACTTATACTGGCCCATATCGAGAACTAATACAATACAAACGTAATGCAAAAGATTGGTTTGAAAATCAATCAAGAGATTTTAAATTAGTATGTACTTTATCTAGTTATGATTGGGAGTACGTAGCTTATGCTTACAAAAAGGCACAAAAAAAAGGTTTAACCTCATATACAGAATACCAATATAAATTTCTGTATGGTGAAGATAAACCTATTAAAAAAGATAAGTTTGTGTTAAGAGTACGAGATGAATACTTCTAAAATGAAAAAGGCAGATAGTATACTTAGTCAAGTACTGATAGACCATATTAAACGTCATGAAGCTGGTCAAAAGAAATATGGTGGATCTATGGATGATAACCATAAATCTTTAGCAGCATGGATAAAAGATGCCAAAGAAGAACTTATGGATGCTGTTGTTTATTTAACCAAAGTAGAGAAGCTCCTGACTGGTGATAACACTTCTGACAAGCTTTACTACGATTCGGAAAAGAAACAAAAATAACGTTTGTAGTTAACTCTTTTTTGCAGTTTCTACAGACACCAACCCTAGTAGCAATGTATCGTTTTTTCTTGAGCATAGGCTAGTCATTATTTTAATATAAGTTTCTTTATAGTTATTGAGCCATCAATATTCTTTTCAAGCTCTGCTTCGGATACAATACATCTATATTCTATACCATCTTTGATAGTTCTAGATGCTTCTCTTTTGTGTTTTAGACACATACTCATGTTGTCTTGTATTCTGTGTTCTTTGATCTCGTGATCTATGATCATCAATAATGCTATAATTTCTGCAACCATAATTATTGTCCATTTAATTTTTTCTGTAACATATCTACCTGTTCTTTGAGGTGATCTATGTTTACTTTGTTATATCTTGATTCTTCAATCTCTTTTTGAATAGTCTCAATCTCACCTGCAAGGTGTTCAATAAGCATATACATCTCTAAATTTTTAGGTTCTTGCTCGGCTTTTTTTAAAAGATCAGCTTGAAATAGAGTGTCTGCTGTTTCTAATCTATTGAGTCTTTCTTCTACACCAAAGTAAGCCCATACCCCTACAGCTACTGCTGCTACAATAGCTATTAGATTCCTTAATGGTAAGGAGATTGCTGTATTATCTGATATTTTCATTTTCTCTTTTTAAACATATCCATACCTGGTTTTAAACCATATATAGATCCAAAGATTCCAAGAACTAACCATTTGTAAAACTCAGGAAAGTTATTGAAATATTCAAAGAATAAATCTAACTTCTGTTTCGCTTCAGGATCTCCACTAAATACTGACCAACTGAGTACAACTATCGGCAAAACTACAATAATGAGTACCAGCTCATCTTTCCACCCTTGTTTATTGTCGTTGAGTACGGCTTGTTTGTATTCTAATTCGCCACGAGCCATCTTCTCTGCATGTACTTTTTCTGCGTCAGACATAAGCATTTTAGTTTGCTGTCTATTTTTATAGATATGCGAACCTGCTTGGATAGCCATCTTAGCTAATGAAAACCACGCCATATTAACACTTCCATCTTCTTCTAGCTTGTCTTAGTCTAGAGTTGGGATCCCTAGCAGCTTTAGGAAACTTCTTCATTTGTCCTGCACTTCTAGCACAGAATGATTTACGTCTCTTAGCAGCTTTAGATCCTGGTTTAACTTTACCTGTAACAGCAGTCTTCAATTTAGATCCAGGATTCATTCTACGATATGCAGCAACACCTGCTCTTGTCATACCTGCACCTGATTTAGTAGACCTGAAGTTACGTTTGTTTCTTTTAGGCATTCGATCTTGTTTACGTGCCATTATCTTTTCCTTGCTGTCTGAGCTGCACGTCTAAAGTTTGCAGCAGTAGGCGCACCCTTTGCACCTTTTTTTCTCATCTTACCACCACGCTTTCTCTTTGCGTGTATGTTTGCATATAAACCTTTTCTAGCCATTAAAAACTCCTATATCTTTTTACCTTTTTAGCAATACGTTTAGGTTGTTTACTAAATTGTTTACCTTTACGTTTTGCTTTTCTTTTTGCTCTTGTAGTAGCAGCATATTCTGCTGGACTTAGATTCTTGATAGCTGCCGTTGGCAAGTATCTTTCTCCAGTAACACTTGATTTTTTCCCAGACTTTGTTCGCCATTTCTGTTTCCCCCAAGCTTTTAAACTCTGTTGTCGTCTTGATAGTGCCATTATATATTTTTGATTATTGATAGTTTGTCTTTAGCTTCACCAATCTTATGAATGATTTTATCCATCTCTTCTATATGTTGTGGATGTTCACCAATTCCTACTGGATTAGTAAGGTATATATTTAATGTTGCTGTGTTCTCTGCTATTTCAGCTTCATACTTTTTAATTAAAGCATCAATAAGTATATCTCTCACTTGTAGCCACCACCTGCTGCTTTATATCTTTTCGCTAGAAGTTGCGCTTTTCTCGCACTCCACTTTCCAGCAGCTGTACCTTGTACATTAGCAGCTTTAATTTGATTGAATAATCTTTTTCTCATACCAGGCTTTGTGTAGTTACCTGACTTATTTACTGTACTCTTTTTTTTCTTTTTCATTTAGTTGGATGTCCTTCCCATGCTTTATACATACCTTGAACAATGACATCATCTTCATATGGTTGATCACCATTTTCCATTCTTATAATTGCTTTTACCAAAGGTAAATAATCTTCTATACTGTTTTCAAGTTCTTCATCTTTTTCTTTAGATGTAGCTGCACAAACATATTTGATGTAATTATCAGTATCATTTTCAATAGGGGGAGCCCATCTATGTATAATTTTTTCTATAGTTTTAATATCATAGTTAAATCTATAAGTTAAAAGAATACGCACTAATGCACGTAAGCCCCATACTGGTTCTTTAAATTGGCAAAAGACATCATCATTCTGTTCATCAGAAAGACCATCCCATGCAGTGCCTAATTTGATATTGCCAGGATTATGATTTCTTATACCTCTAGGTAATGATTTTTTTGATCCATCGTCCATGTTTATTTAATACCATTGGTATGAGCTTAGGTAAACCATTGATTATAGCTGCACAACCTATGATTGGTCTAGCTCTTTGTGTTTTATTATATCGAAAAGCAAGAGAATCCTTATCAACAAGGCATCCTACTTGTAATCCGTAATACAAACCTAATGAATTTCCATAATATTTTATATTGTAGGAACTGTGGTAATGTCCTTGTACGCAGCTCATACCCATAGATTGAGCTAGTTTAAGCACATCAGCTACCTTCCCATGACAAAAATACACTGGGCCATTAGAAGTCTGTATGGTTAAATCATCATGCCATTTCCAACCTTTGCCTACTTTTAAAAACTCATTATAGTCTCTCAAGTATGCTTTTGGAATGCCATGCTTTAATGCTCTACGATAAACTAAACTACCATGATTAGAGTCTAACAGATCCATTTTTGGAAATAGAGTCTCTATCTGTTTAATTATCGGTAAAGATTGTTTTAATTCATCACCAGCACTAGGTAGATCAGGATCGCTATCGTGAAATGACATAGCGTGTTTATCTACTTCATCGCCTATATGAATAACCCTATCAGGTTTATAAATTTCTTTTAAGTCTTTTAAAAATGGAATCAAATCAGGATGATGATACGGAATATGAGTATCTGAAATAATTAATATTGATTTGTTCATATCAAATCTGTACTACAATTTATACGAGAAGTATAGTGTTAGGTAAAACTATATACTTTCTACTTTTGTACAATCAAACTGTACAGTTAATTTAAGTCTATTTACATTATCTTGACCAAAGTCTTGATTGATTGTCATACCATTAAGATACCCAGCAGTAGCACAATCATAGTAGCTATTATACTCACCCATAGGCTTTTCTTGGCCACATTCCATGTTAGTTACAGAGCAAACTGTAACAACTAAAAGCCATTTCATTAAAGAACCTTATTTAATAGAACAAATAGCTCACCTAGAACAACTAATCCAACAGCTCCTAAAACATATAAAATACGATCTATGTCCTTTTTTATATGTGCTAAATGGTTGTTTTCTATTGTATCTATCTTAGAGTGCAGTAATTTTACTTCACCTTTAAGCTCTATTATATCAGTTTTATCTTTATCTTTTTGGTATTGTTCCATTAAAATAACGTCTCATAAGGGTTTCTTATAAGACCTCCTAGTTTATATTGCGTATATCTTGGCCCTTTGTATCTTGGATGACCTGATTGACCTAACACAAAATCTAATGCTACATCAGCAGCTATATCACTTGGTATTCTACCAGCTTCTAACTGCTCTTGTATAGATCTTACACTACTTTGTAGCCAAATAGGTAAGAATCGCTGACCTGCTTGACCACCCATTTTCAAGGCTTTTTCGATAGCAGTATCATCTTTAACTGTAATATTAGGCGAGTAGCCTGTAGTTAAATATTGTTTATTAGTAAACACCTCAGTAACAGTACGAGGTAATGAACCAATCTTTTTGAGTCCTGTTTTTTGTGGATCTGTGATCCAATGAAACGGCTCCATAAGTTGCTTAGAAAACGTAAGTACATCTCCATTACCTAGATCTATTCTAGTAGGATCTTTGTTTTCTAATATTGATTTGCCTGAAAATGCATAGTTCAATGCACTACCAGCTACTGCATATATTAATGCAGCTCTAGCAAAGTAATATCCATACATACGTCTAGCATCTGTAGCATTCTCAAATGCTGGTAATGATTTACCAATGATACGTAAGTTAGATATAGTCCAATCAGGAGCAAATAATAATAACTGTAAATAACCTCTAGATCCTGGTTGGAATGTAGTTTGTGCTAGTTTTTTAAATAATGGTGTTTGTATTCTTCTAGTCATAGCAAACCAATCTTGACCACCAAAAGCGTCATTTGTAAATTGTGCTGCTAGTCTAGCTTTACGATAGATCTGTGCTTGTGTTTTATCTACAGCAGGATCTAATGTTTTGTTAAGCTGTGTTAAGAATGTATATAGTTTTGCATGAGTGAAGATACGATCCCATGTTATTCTATCAAAAAACTTAAATACGTTTTCTATTTTCTCACCTGTTTTGATACCAAACTGATGTTTTAATAATCTGTCAAATTTACGCATTTGTGCGTAGAATCTATCAAATCCAACATCTTCAGGTGTTGAGATTGTTAATCTGTTTGCTTGTGCAAATCTTACAACATCGTTAAATCCAGCGTCTTTGATAGCTTGGTTTGCATGTGTAAACTCTGTAAGGTATTTGCCTGGATTATTAATTAACTCTTCTATTTCAGTACCTTTTCTACTAAAAGCTTGTTTAATAAATTTACCAGTTACCTTCATAGGTACACCAGCAAATATCATACTTTCAGCTAAAGCTCCTGCATGAAAGAATGAAAAACCAACAGCTAATCTTTTCATCATTAGATTAGTGGTAAAGATACCTGCCATCAGTTGACCTTCTGTAGTAGCATCAAATACCATACGTAATGATTTTTCTGTACCACGTATAATATATACTTGATCTCTTTTACCTAAAAAAGGATGATTAAATTTTGTATAATGTGATCCTAAAAATCTACCATATGTACCAGCTTGTCTAGAATTATTAATCATTATAGGTAGCTTTGCTGTAAAGCCTTGACCAACAGGTACAACGACTGGACTATACTGAGCTTCAGTCAAGTACTTAACCATTTGTCTTGTGACTAATGCTCTATTAAGAGAAGTAGTATAAATACGTATTAATTCAGCAGGATCATCCATACCTTTTTTCAGGGTATAACCTGCTTTGTAACCTTCGTTTATATCTCTAAATTTTCTTTCTTTACCAAGTCTAAATACACCTGATAAACCAGTAATTTTTTCATCAAACTGATTTGCAAATAGTAATGGTTCACGACTAAACTGATCCCATAATAAAGGTAGGTAGTTAGTTCTGTATGATTTAATAAGAGTGGGGTCTAACTTATCTACTTCTTTATAAAGATCATCTAATGTTTTTCTAATATAGAAAGCTGCTTGTCTTTCTCTTTTAGTTAAATCTTTTATAGTAAGTTCTTTACCATTCAAATCAAACTTAAGATTTTTATTTACTTTAGTACCTTGTATGTAATGAAACACTTTAGATCTAGAAGTTTCATCAGGTAAAAATTCTTTTATTCTATTAACTACAGGTATAGCTGTACTTGTAAGTTTATTATTATATACATGTGCAGCATCTAAAGCATTCTCAATAGTTTTAATACTTTGTGTTTCAAACTCGGCAGGTAGAGTTCTCATTAGTCTGAATAGACCTTTAGCTCCAAGATAAATACCTGCACCTACACCAAACCCAATAGCAGATTCTTCTAGCTTATCTTTTGGTTCAGTTAAAAACTGTGCAGTAGCTCCTATGGCTCCAAAGGATGCTGCCTTTAGTGCTGTTGCTTTTGCCATATCTAAACCTTTTTCAATAGGTTCAGTCAAAGCAATATCCATAGTATTTGCTAATCTATTAAACTCTTCTGTAGATACGTCTTTGTATTGTTTTCTTAATTCTTTTATTAATGCTCTTGTGGCTACTCTATTACCATCAGGAGTTAGCTCTAATAGTTTATCAGGATTAATATTTTTTGTAGCGTTTACAAAAGCCTGTCTAACCTTTGGTTCAGCAATATTAAGATCTCGAGCTGCAAGAGCTGGTATTCCACCAAATATAGTACTTAATACTAATCCAGCAGTAGCTCCTATTGTAGTTTCAGTAGTAGTTCTACCTAAAGAGATCTCTCCCTTTTCACCTAGCTGTAGTCCTGTAGAAAATGCTAGTGGCGTAAACAATGCAGCAGCTGCACCATATTTAATATCTTTACGATATGCTTGTTTAAATTTATCATCTACGTACTTAAATCTTTTTGAGTACTTAGCACGTGTAGCATTTACCACCCCCCTGCCTAATCTTGTAAAAAATAAACTAGGTATAGCTAGTAAGTATGGATCGGCTACTATCATATTAACTAATTCTGCACCCATTATTCCTGGATGTTTCTTAGCTAACTTAACTACTTCACTAAATTCAAATTGTTGATCACCTTCTTCTAATAGATAACCAAACTTTTTATAGATACGTTCGGCTTCTTGATACTGACCACTACCTCTTAAATTAGGATTACGTTGTAAGAAACGCAAAGCATCTTGTGCTTGTCGTTTTTTAGTATTACCTGTAATCCATTGGTAGAGTGATGCTGGTAATGATTCTTCAAAAATCAATTCCATCGGATTTCTTAATGATGAAAAAAATCCAGGTGGTTTTTGTATATTAGATTGTAAAGGATCTCTTAGTGGATCTCTAATATCAACGACTGGATCCTTGAGATTTACATCATCAAGTTTAAATCCATTTGCCATTATTTTCTCTTTTTAGGTTTAAATATGTTAAAGTCGCCTCTAGCTGTATTTTTAAAAGTTTTATAAGTTCTACCTCTCATACCTGAAACAGTTCTATCTTCAAGACCCATAGCTGCTAAACTTTCTTGATTTATTTTTCTAGGTTTGACTACAATAGATCTATCTTTAAACATACTAGCTTTAGCTCTATCTGTATATCTTTGTGTAATTTTTGTAAATGCTGCTTGTGATTTTGTTTCAGCAGCACCTAAAGCTTTTAATGCACCTTTATCTTTTGCTTTTTTCAAAGCTATTTTAGATACAGGTTTATTTGTAGATCTAAGTCCTTTAACTCCAGCAGCAGTTCTTTGTCTACTAGCTTTTAACTCTTTTTTAAGAGTTCTAAAAAACATCTTATTTTCTGCTTTCATAGCGTAGCTTTCAGCAGCAAGATCTGTCATAGACTTTTGACTCATACCCATATACTCAGGTGCTTCACCAAACTTAGCACGTGCTGATTTTTCAGCTACTTTACTAGCTTCCATTCCAGCAAATCTACTAGGTGATTTTTGAGCAGGTAACTTAGTTACCTTGAACTTTTTCCATTTGATCATATTGTCTCCTAAAAGTAATCAGGGAATCTATTTTTTAGAATCTTTGTAGCTCTATCTAGAGATACGTTTTTAAGTTGTGGATTAGCATCTAATAGCATAGCAACAACATTACTATCATCATTACTTACTACTTTACCAGTTGCTTTTGGTGTAAAGAACTCAGGGCCTTCTTCACCTACAACATAAGTTTTACCAGCTTCTGCCATACCACCTTTAGCTAAACCTCCTGATGTAGATTGTGCACCTCTTCCAAAGAAGAAAGACATAATACCTTTTTCAGATATATCTATCTTACCATCTTTTCTCATTTTCTTAACTGCTTCTTCAATAATGTTTCTATCTATTCTTACTTCTTTTCCTGGTTTAGCTCTTTTCTTAGCTATTTTTTCTGCTTCAGCATAAATATCATCTAATGCTCTTCTATTTAAAGCTTCTGTATTTTTACCTGTAAAGAAGTTTTTAAATTTTTGACCAACACTACCTTCAAAAATATCACTCTCTGCAAGTACAGCTCTTACTTCATCTCTTTGTTGATCAGTAACTGGGCCAAGTACTTTAGATCTTTCTTTAATTCTATCTGCATATTCACCTGATATTGCACCAGCTGTTACTGCATTATTTAATAATGATTGTGATATAGGTTGTCCTGTAGCAGATGATTTCATTAATCCAAGTCCTAATGTAAACATAGGATTAGCCATAAGTGCTTCAAAACCACCTTTATCTTTCCATTGTGATTGTATACCAGCTAGATCCATACCAAAAAATCTTTTAGCTTGATCATTATTTATACCCATAACAGAATCAGGTACATTTGTATTTTGTGTATTTCTCTTAAAGGGATCTACATTTGGATTTCTAAATGGTGATTCTTTTCTATCATAACTAGGATTAGGAACTATACCTTGTTGATTTACCATAGGTGGCATAGCATCAGAACTTAATCCTGAAGGATCATCTGCTAATATACCTGTCGCTTTTCTTCTCAAATCATCTAAAAATGACATTATAATATTCTCCTATCTAAGTTTCTTGATTTTAAAAAATCATAATATGGACTATCAGATACAGCTAATAATCCTTGTGTTGATCTTGGTGTATTTAATATACCTTTAACATCTGTATACAAATCTTGTATATAACTTTTTGATCCTACAAAATTAGATAAAAATTTTGAAGGTTCAGGTAATCCTGTACTAGCAGTATCAACTGCTCTTATATTATTACCTACATTATTACCTACTTGTCTAATGTTATCCATTGTATCTTGTAATGTAACATTATCTGTACCTGTGGTAACTAATCCACCAGTATCTAAAATACCTGTTGTCATAGGTCTGCCCATTTCTCTATTAAATTTAGCAGTTTGATACATTCCTTTAATACCTTGACCTACAACAAAATTTATTGGATTGCTTAAAACTTTTGTTACTGTTCCTAATGTTCCTGTAACTGTTGATGTATCGGATGCTATATTAGCTCTAATATTATTAACAAGGTTAGAGCCAGTATCATTAGGGTTAATATAAGAAGTGCTTTTAGTTCCTATATTTGTATATGGACTTGGTACTCCTGGATCTTGTCCACCAGCATCATACGTTGTATCATTTCTTGTTGATGTTTCAGCATCTCTAGCTTGTTGTTCTTCATTATCTAATGATGGATAATCATCAAAATCTGTGGTACTTGTGGTACTTGTGTTATTTGAAGGACTTGTGGCAAATTCATCTATTGATACTGATGAATCTACTAAATCTGTAGAACCAGTATTGTAATCTTCTTCCATTGTAGCTTCTTGAGAAGTGCTACCTGCATCTCCTGCTGAACCTCCACCTGACATTATAACAATCCTCCTAGTAATCCAAAGCCTCCACCTATTGCTGCACCCATACCAGGTCTGCCAAACATATCACCAAGAGCTGCACCTGTTAATGCACCTCCAGCTGCCATACCTATTGGATTAGATTCAAATGATTGTGTTCCTTGTTGTACAGGGAATCCTGATGCAATAGGTGTAACTACATTAGAAAATCTTTGTAAGTTTTGATATGGAGCTAAATTTTGTTCTTGTTGTAATGATCTTAGTTCTTCACCAACAGCTGTTAAACTTGGTACTGCTCTTGCAGTTTGCAATTGTCTATTTCTTTCTGCATTGTATGCTTGAAAAGCTAAAGGTAATGCTTGTCTACCTACTTGACTAACAACTTGCTGTTGAGACATAGGACTTCCAGGTGTTCTGCCTGCACCACTAAATTGTTGTGCAACATTTGTATAAGCACTTGATGCTACGTCTGCAATTAATGGAGATAAAAATGGATTAGAATATTGTCCTGAAATTGTATTTGCTATTTCAGTATTTGCTAAATTTGCAAGATTCTCTTGTGCAGCTAAACCTTGCATTTGTTGTGTTGTAGGTGCAACATATTGTGGCCCTTGACCATAGATAGCACTAGCATCAGATATAATCTGATTTAAAGCTGGTTGAGCTGGTGCATATGGTTCATTACTTTGTATAGTAGTTCCACCACCACCTGATGAGCTTCCTCCTCCAAATGACATATTATTTTTTCTCCTTATTGTTTTTTTCTAATAAGACATGAGTTCTATTGTACCCAAATCTACTTAATACTTTTTGCCAACCTGGTCTAGCAATGAGTTCCATAGAATCACATTTGTTATCCCAAGCAAACTTTTCTATATTTTTAATTAAGTGTTGCCACTTTTCTCTATGATGTCCTGTCATTATTCTAATGTTTAAACATCGTTTTAATGGTCTTTGTAAAATCTCAGTAACAACAACACCATAATATGGTGCTTCTTTGTTATCATTATCCCACAATATCCAAAGCTGCATCTTTTTATCTTTAATCCATTGTTTGATATTAGATGCTAGAGCATAGCCATTTGATCTAGCTAATGCATCTGCAACATCTTTCTCAACATGTTTCCATGATCCATCGACCATATCTTCAGGTATATATACCAATTCAATCATGCAGACTTTTCGTCAAATATTTCCAAATAACTTATTATTATATCTACTGAATCTGTAGCACTCATAGTAGCTTTTAATATATCATTTTCTTCTAAAACTAAAGGCTTACTTACGACTTCTGTACTGGTATTAGCAGATAAGCTTTGTGTTCTTAAATATTCAAATGTAGCAGATCCTGAGCTATCTGTTACAAATAACGTAATAGTTGGTGTATTTCCTGTTTTATTACTTATTCTAACAGATCTAATTATAATAGTTCTACCACTAGCAACTGTTAATAAACTTGTCTGAGCTGTTGTAGCTAGATTTACTCCTTTAACTTTATAATTATTAGCCATTATTTTGCCGTAGCTGGAATGTTATTAGATGATACTAAAGGTTCTGCTGCAAATGCCATATATACTATTGTATTACCGCTAGAGTTTGTCGCTGTATTTGCACTTCTCCATTTAAAACCATTTGATAAAATATCCATTTGGTTACTTGTATCTAATTCAGCACCATTATTACTTGGTTGTAAAAAATCATTTGTTAAATTAAATCCAGGTCTTTTTGTATCATGTAATTTCCAATCTTCACTTCCTGTGCTAGACAATTTTGTTAAAATAAAACCAGGTTTAAATCCTGTGTAAATAAATGCACCATTTGCATTTCCATTACCTGTATAAGAACCAAACTTACTAAATCCTTTTTTTGGTGCAAAAGCATAAACCATATAATCTTGACCAGAAGTACCAGTAGTTCCTACTTTTACTCCAACTGTGCTAGAGGTCATTCCAGCACCCCAAATAGCTGTCGCAGAAGCAACCGAATTATATGAATTAAGTTGATAATAATTATTTTGAGGTGTTGCACTTGATTTATGATGATAAACAAACCAAGCCTCAGCATGACTTGTACATTTAAAAATAACAAATTCAGGTGTAACACCTAAACCATGTCCAATAGTTTGATTTCCTGAACCTGATAATGTTACTTTACTAATACTTATCCCTGCTGTCGTATTAACTGAAGTGTATGTTGTATTAATTGTTCCATCTGTGTTAGATGAGCCTTGACCACCACCAGCTTTCCAATTCCAAGAAACGAAAGTTTGACTTGAAGCATTTAATGGTGACCAATCTCCTAAGGAAAATCCATCACTATCAAAAGAAGTAATTGCATTAGTTAAACCTGTGCTTTCTGAATTATTTAAATTAGGAAATATGGCAGTTGATAATCCTTGTACAGATGTTTGAATTACATGATTAGTTGTTGTTGATCTAGCTTTACCCCAAGTCATATCAGGTTGAAATCCAACTCCTGTTATAGATTGTGTTGAACCATTACCTGTATAAAGTTTAGTATTAAAATGATCTGATGGTTGAAAAGTTATATAAGCCATTATCCAAACTCCTTTATATTTTTAGTACATAACGCATAATACCCTGTAGGTACAGCATATTCAAATGCTCCAAAACCATTTCCATCTGCATTAGCTGAAGCTACGGCAGTTGTGCCAAAAAATCCTGAACCAAAGTTCCATTCTGTCCCCATTGATTTTCTATTTCCATTTAAAAATGTATATGTTCCATTTGAACCTAAGTTTGATAGTGCTAAACCACCTGTGCCACCTGATGTTGCTGGATTTGCTGAATTAAACCAAGTTCCATTTTTACCCCAATATAAATAACCATTATCTAAATCCATAGCTAACATAACAATATCGCCATTCGATAAAGCACCAACTGAACCTAAATTAGTTCCTGTTGAATGAAGTATTTGACCACCACTATCGTACAAACCTGCTGACATATTATTACTTCCACCATAATAATCAGTAGCATTAAAATCAGCCGTATCTAAATTAACAAAACCTGATATTGAACTATCTGTTGAGCTTAAATTAGGTTTATATTCTGCATACCATTTTCCAACACTAGCAGCTAAAGTTGCTGGAGTAGATGAAAAATTTGATGTGCTAGAAGTTCCTGTGCCTTTTGTATTTCCATTAGAATAAGTCGTTGCAGTGTTGTTTTGCTGTAAAGGATTTAATGTAGCAAAATTATTTGAAGGACTATCTATATTTTGAGTTACTGAGTTATTTACAGTAAATGTGTTTGATTGACCTGAACTATCTGTTCCCATAGCAGCACTATTTTCAAATTTTAAAAAGAAAC